ACCCGGTTTTCTTATTATATCATACTTCCATAAGTATAAAAACGGTTACTTATAACAAATATATACTTATGGAATTATACAATACTTCCAGTAGTATAAGTATAATGACCATACCATGAAAAGGGGTGAGGTCATTGGCATACTCAGAGGCACAGAAGGAAGCGACCTCTCGCTATAACAAAAAGGTGTATGACAGAATTGACCTCATTGTACCGAAGGGAAAGCGACGGATAATTGCAGAATATGCAAAGGCTCAAGGGAAAAGTACAAATAGATTTATAAACGAGGCGATAGACAAAGCAATGGAGGAAGCTGGCACTTAGTATGCCAACTTGACTACATTATTCTTTCGGGCCTCCAAGTCCACATGAGTGTAGATTTGGGTAGTGGATAATTTGGCGTGACCCAACTGGTCCTGCACTGAGCGAATACTAGCTCCACCCTCCAACAAGGCTGTGGCGTAAGTGTGTCGGGCTTTGTGCGGAGAAAGCTGTTGCACCTGCTGATCCTTTGGTAGAGTGGCGTTAAGATCCCGAAGGACGGCGGCATAACGATGGGCGAATACAGGTGGCCTCAAGAATCCGCCGTCAGGCCCTGGGAGGACATACAGGCCGCTTTTGGGGATTGAGTTAACCACGTCGGTACCTGCGTCATTTAGGGCCACCACGCGTTCTCTCCGGCTCTTGGTAGTATCGACCAAGGCGTACTTTCGGCGACGCTTCACTTGGCCGGTCTTATCTGGCTGCATGAGAGCGTCTGGGTCGTCGTTCTCGACCTCGGCTACTACCCGGCGAATGGTGAGGGTGCCAGCTTGGAGATCAACATCGGACCACATGAGGCCGCAAAGCTCCTCGGTGCGCAGTCCGGTATAGAGGGCCAATTCCACATAAGCGCCCCATTTGTGAGAAGGAGCGTAAGTGAGAATGACACGTACTTCCTCTAGGGTATGTACCTTTGGGGGTTTCGCTGGGTCCCGGGTGAGGGATATATCTTCTGCTGGATTGGCCTTACACAGACGGTTTTTTCGTGCGGACTTGAAGATACCGTTGAGGCAGACCTTGATCTCATTTCGAGCTGAGTGGGATAAACTTGCAGCCTTTGCAAAGATCTGTTCAATGTGGACAGGCCGCACGGAATCCAGTTTCATACGCCCGATCTCTGGTAAAATAAATTTTTCGATATAATACTCATAGTTTTCGTATGTTTTGGGGGCGACACGCCCCTTTTTACTGACTTCAAGCCAAGTGCGGGTCCATTTTTCTACAGTCTTGACGCTCTCAACCGCTTCGCCGCCACTCTCTCTCAGCCAGTCCCTGTATTTCTTTTTGGCACCGCGGCCATCTTTATCTTTGGAGTAAAAGGAGAGGGGGGTGGTGCGACCTTCAACTTTGACGCGAAACTCCCAACGACCGTCTTTTCTTTGGCGCAGAGAGCCCTCTCCGTTCGGATTTTTTTCTTTCATGGGGGTATCCTCCTTCTATTGCAATTTTGCGCCTGTTCAGGTACAATAAAAGGGCGCAAAGGTGCCTTGGTTTTGCGGCTGGGGCATTTTGCTTGGTACAGGATGTTGGTAGCATCCTGTATTGTATTCGCCTCCGGTGTTGGTAGCGCCGGGGGCGGTTTTTTATTGCGCCTTTTTCAGATCGGCCAGTTCCTTGCTCATGGAGCGGATAACCTGTTTCAAGAGAGCCACGTCGTCCTCTATGGCCTCTATTCTGGCCATGGGAGTTAACTTTGCCTGTACGCCTTGTAACCCCTCCGCCAGCAAGTCAAACTTCGGCATGACATCCGTATCAAAATAGGCAATCATGCGCTTCTCAGACGCCCGAATGGATGCGTCAATCGTGGTCTGGATGGACTGTAAGTCTTTTTCGTCTAACATGTGTAAACCTCCTGAAAGTCATTGGGCGACAGTAATGGTCATTGCGGCTCCGCATCAGGGTATGCAAGCTGCTTATAAGCGTTCCAGCAGGCAACAATTTTTTCGTCGCTATATTCAATGATGGGAGTTTCCCCGGTTGCTGTCTCAATGGTCAAATTAAGTATCTCAATTTCGTCATCGTCGCCCCAATAGGTAGACAGGCGGGCATTTGCAACCTCTCCAGTGGCGAGCCGGGCGGAGTAAGAGTAGTATCCTCCGGTTTCCATTTCCTCGTATTCCTCAACATCATAAAGATCAGAGTATTTATAGTAGCCGATCCACTCGACACCATACTCCATTGGGAAATAGCCCAGATTCTCTAGATAGTCGTCCATATAGCTGGCGATTTCCTCATAATGTACATCGGTCGCCTGTGCGATATCCACAGCGGGATATCCGCTGAGTTCAGCAGAGCAGGAAGAAAGGCCGATGGTTGCAATAACAAAAAGGCAAGGGATAAAGCATTTTCTTTTCATTGGATTTACCTCTCTTATTTATTCCGCGCTCCGGCGGCCATGCTACAATATCACCTTTTTAGTCCAATAAAACGGATTTATAACTCCTACAAAAGTTATCGTATTTAGAAAATTTAGCTCGTTCTTTGGTAATTATGCCACCTTGAAATAATCGAACGCGTGTTCTATAATCGATCGCACAAGGAATAGATCGGGTCAGGGAAAGGGGGGCATCGAAAATGGGATTTGAAGAAGAAATACTGGAGCTTTTCCAACAACTTACCATAGAAGAAAAGCTCAATTATCTTTCCTCCCTACGATGTCTCGTAGCGTCTCAATCTGACGGCGCTTTTGCTCAGGAGTGAGGTGAGCGCAGAGCTGTAAGAGCTCCCTATCAAGCTCGTCGAGGGCAACCCCGACGGGCTTAATTTTATTTTCAGCAGGAGCTCCCGGTTTGTAAACATCGTTGCTTTCATCTACAAATGTGTTAAGGTCGATCCCAAAGTATTCGCATATCGGCCTTGTGTATTGAACTTTGGGAGATCTTGTGCCATTTTCCCAAGAAGAAACGGCTTTATCTGTTGCCCCTGCTATTTTTGCGAACTCAGATTGGGTTAAATCGCTTTCCGTTCTTAACAAATATATCTTTTTCGATATTTCCATATAACTCACCTCCTTTGCCGCCATCATATCACAAAAGTAGATCTATCGCAACATATTTTTCCTACAAAAGTTCATTTTGCTCTTGACAGTCTACAAAAGTAGAGTTATACTGAAAGCACAAAATAGAAAAGGGGGTGGGCACATTGCAGTTCACATTGAAGCAAGCTCGCGTTCATGCTGGGTTTACCCAGGCAGAGGTAGCCAATTATCTCGGGATTGACCGTGGCACTTATCTTCGCATGGAGAAAGATCCCCAACGGGCGTCCATCCGGCAGATCAATAAAATCTCTGCTTTGACCGGTATCCCCGTGAGCGATATTTTTTTGGGCTGTAACTCCACAAAAGTAGATAACGGTGAATAATGAAGGGTGTGAGTGGAAATGGCGGACATTAGACTGACGGCAGAAGTTGACATGGCAAAGGTTGATGAAGCTATTCAGAAGGCCGAGCGGCTCTCCGAACTATTAAAGGAGGCCAAATCGCTGATAGACGATCTGGCCTCGATGGAACTAAAACTTGATGTCAAGCTGTAAATCGATTTCTTCTCCGCACTTGGGGCAGGCGCTTTTCCCAGTTGGAACCTTGACAGAGGCTCCGCAGCTTGGGCAGGTCACATCATACATACGGCCCATTGCTTCCTCAATGGCCGCATCTTTGACCCGCTTCCCTAAGTCTTTAGCGAAACGCTTCATTTCGGATTTACGGCTTAGATCGTAACTGTCTTTCGTTTTAACCACCTCCTTTCTCGCCACATTGTACCACAGCGTGGAACGGAGGTAAACGATTGCCGACTACTTTGGTGTGACTGTTGATGATCTTCTTAGTGAGCATGATACCAAAGATAAAGCCCAATAAACAGGACTGATAGAAAGGGGTGAACCCGATGGACGAAAAGAAAAAGAGCGCCGAACAGACGGCGCTCGGGGACGAACTGGACAAGATTCTTGGCCCGAACGAATTTAAGGCCTTGGGGGAAGATCTGGCGTTTGTGATTGCAAAGCATAAACTGACAAGGGAACCGGAGACCTGCGAAAAGGTGTTCCGCTATATGCCCTTCGTGATCTTTGGCTGGAACTGCGAGTAAAGTGGACAAGAAAATTTGTCCTTACAAAACATCAGTTTGTATCTTGGGTCTTGCTTATGTAGAGGCAGTTTTGCGTTTTCAATAATAGGGCACTCGGCTCGGAGGAATTGCCATATGCCGCCTTCTGTCTCTCTATACCACCCGCAAACTGATACATCAACAGCCCACAAGGGACATTCCCCGTTGTTAGATTTAAGTATGGATGTCGTTACCATGCAAATACCCCCTTTGGGGAAAGTATAACCCATCGGCGGGACAATCGCAACACAGAAAAACGGTGAATAAGGAAGGAGGTGGGTGGAATTGGTGGAAATGAAGGGGGGTGAGTGTCGTTGCTTACGGTTCGTTTACTGATTTATCTAGTCATGTCATTAGCGTTTATGGTTGCTGCTTTGATAGCGTGTCACCTAATAAAAGAAGACCCGGAGAGCAATAAGCCATGGCTGATTGCCGCCCCGGCCTTGGTCCTAGCTGTTGTGTTGCTGGTTGTTATGTTCCACGATTTACTTTCGTAAATCCTTTTGCATAGCGTTGGCTAAATCAGTAGACAGATCTTCGTGTTGGCGAACCTGTTCCATAAAATCCTCAGGCGGAAGGAGCCAAAGGGCGCGGAGGAAAATCTGAACGCCGCTCTTGGGAGACTTGTTTCTGGACAGATTCAAGATACCACAGAGCAAGTCCAATAAACCGGACAATAAAGCCCGCACCTGATGGGGCGGGAGGTGAAGGGGGTGAGGACGGTGGGAACATCTATGGGTTTTTCCCCGGCGGGGTTCAATCAGATTGTAATATTTTCTGATGAAAACGACTTCAAAGACATTGTGGCCGCCAATCCAGCGATGACGGCAATCATCGAGGATAGCGACCACAATATCTACATCGCAGGGGTTAAAGCGGGGGCCAGTTGACTGCGGGGTACAACGGAGTCCCATCCTTTTCCCATTCAAAGATGATAGACTCCGGGAAACCTTCTCCAGGAGGTGCACCGAGGTCTTTCCATCCGGCCTGCGTGTAGGCAAAGTTTACGGCTTCATATTCAAGAATATCGTGCGAGGTTAACTTGTACTCATAGCGAAAACCTTTGCGAGACATAATTTCACCCCCCTTCCGCGCCCAGTATACCACTGCAAGGAAGGGAGGACAACAAAAAGCGCCCCGGCCAGTGGTGTACCATCGACTGAGGCAGAAAGGAGGACGTTATGGAGAATTTGGAACCGCGATTTACGACCGAAGAGGTCGCAAATCGCTACGGAGTAAAGATCACAACAGTTCAGCGGTGGGTGAGGGAGGGGCGTTTGACCGCTCTAAACTTAGGCGGAAATCGGTATGGGCCTTATGTATATCGTCCCTCAGACCTAGAGGAATTTGAACGGAAGACAGTCAGGGAGGCGGTATCTATATGAAAAACCGTACCCGAAACGAGCGCCGCCGGACACGCCGGGAAGCTGTGAGCTCGGTAGTGTTTACCGCCTGCATCGTGGTAGCCTGCGGGCTGCCTAACTGGGTGGAGTGGCTACTATGAACCGCTATCTGATTACGAGCGTTGTGGCTCTGTTTCTCTTGCTGGCGCTGGTTGCACTAGTTGAAATCACATGGAACCAGGAGCCAGAGCAACCGGCCATTGAGACCCCGGCGGCAACCACCACCCCGTCCCCCACGTCCACCGGCCCGCTCACCATCCAGATCACCGGACTGGAGGGCGCGGAGAGCATCGACGATGTGTGGGCGGTCATTGAAATCCCACATTGAGGAGGGAGCAAAATGGACTTAAAAAAGATTTTGGACGAGCATCTCCTTTGGCTGAATGGAGAGGGCGGCAGCCGTGCCGACCTGCGCGATGCCGACCT